AATACAAAATAGCAGTTTTACTTCCTACGAGAGGCCGCACCGCGGCATTAGATCGTAGCTTGATTGGCTTGTTAGAAAAAGCCGACGATCTTGATAGCATACAAGTGCTACTAGGGCTAGATACCGATGACGATGTAGGTATTGCTCACTTTGAAGACCAGTTGCAGGCCAAGTTGGATGATATGGGTGTAGAATACACAGCCATGACTTTTGAACCCCTGGGTTATAGTCGTTTACATGACTATGTAAACACCTTGGCCAAAGCTAGTTCAGCCGACTGGATGTTCTTTTGGAACGACGATGCGGTAATGGAAACTCAAGGTTGGGACACCAAAATTGTTAAACATACCGGTGAATTTAAATTACTGGCGGTCCATACTCACAACGACCATCCTTACAGTATATTTCCTATCGTGCCGCGAGCTTGGTTAGATGTCATAGGTCATTTAAGTTTACATTCAATGAACGATGCTTGGTTGAGTCAAAATGCCTACTGTGTAGACATTTATAAACGCATTGACGTTCATGTTTTGCACGATCGCGCTGACCTGACTGGCAACAATCTAGACGCCACCTATAAACAACGTGAGCTACTCGAAGGTAATCCTAGGAATCCTAGAGATTTCCATCATCCCACACAGACTATGCTACGCATGCAGGAGTGCGACAAACTTAATGATTATCTAAAAAGCACAAATCAAGATTCCAGTTTTTGGGAAAATGTTAAATTAAAAAAACAAGATCCGTGGGAACGCTTGAGAGAAAACGATACCAATAAACAAATGGTTCAATTTAATATAAGAACAATTTAATATATGCAAAAAACAGTCTTAGTAACAGGTGGTGCTGGGTTTATTGGCCATCATATGATTCGTCGATTACTCAAGCACGAGGAATACAATATTATCTCAATGGATCGGTTGGACTTCTCGGGTAACTTGAATCGGTTGCATGAATTAAGTCAAGAATTTGGCACAGATGCCATGAGCCGCTTGCGTGTAATCTATCACGACTTACGTGCAGAAGTTAATCCACAGTTGGCCGCACAAATTGGTCCTGTAGACATTATTATTCACATGGCCGCAGGTAGTCACGTGACTCGTAGCATTGAAAATCCTATGTTGTTTGTTCAAGACAATGTGGTAGGCACTTGTAACCTGTTGGACTATGCCCGTCGTTATCTACCTGACTTAGAAAAGTTTATTAACTTTGGAACCGATGAAGTGTTTGGGTCAGCTCCTGAAGGTATAGAATACAAGGAATACGATCGTTACAATAGTCGCAGTCCTTATTCAGCTACAAAAGCAGGTGCAGAAGAACTGTGCGTGGCCTATGAAAATACATTTGGCATGCCCATCTACTGCACACATACCATGAATGTGTTTGGTGAGCGTCAACTGCCAGAAAAGTTCATTGGCATTGCCATGCGTAAGATTCTTGCCGGCGAACCAGTTACTATTCACTGTGACGAAGAAACAGGAACCAAGAGTGGATTGCGCCATTGGGTGCATGCCGCCGATGTAGCGGATGCTACCATGTTTATTATAGACTTGCCACATCGAGGCTTTCCACTGGCTGATGACTTTGGCGGTGCTACTTGTCCCAAGTTCAACATTGTCGGACAACAAGAAGTCAGTAACTTCGACGTGGCACAAAAAATAGCCGATATACTGGGTTGTGAATTAAAATACACCATGATTGGCTACGACACCCAACGCCCAGGACATGACTTCCGTTATGCTCTCAGTGGCGAGTATATGAAACAGCTGGGTTGGGAACCTAAATATAGTTTTGATACCAGAATTGAACAAATGGTTACTTGGACACTAAAAAATGATCGGTGGTTGAAAATATGACACATGTTGTAGAAAATACTCGTTGCTTGGCCTGCGACTCAGATGATATTCATACCGCATTGGACTTGGGCATGCAACCCTTGGCCAACAGTTATAAAGATTCAGCAGACGAGCCCGAAGCCAGTTATCCATTGGCAGTTCGCCTGTGCCACGATTGCTTTCACCTGCAGTTAAGTCATACAGTTGATCCTGAGATTATCTATAAAAATTATTTGTATGCCACTGGCACTAATCAAACTATCCGAGACTATTGTGAATGGTTCGCTAATTTTTGTTTAGAGGCTTGCACCGAGGTTAAAACAGTATTAGACATTGGATGTAACGATGGCACACAACTTGACTATTTTAAAGAGCTAGGAGTCAAAACATATGGCATTGACCCAGCAGAAAACCTGCATGATCGTAGCAGTAAGAATCATACAGTGGTTTGTGATTTCTTTGGTCCTGCCGCAGTTGAAGAATTAAAAAAAATCAACTACGATGTTATTGTGGCGCAAAATGTCTGCGCACACAATCCAGATCCGTATGGATTTGTTGAAACCTGTAGCAAACTAATGACCAATGATACCGTGTTGTTCATTCAAACCAGCCAGGCCGACATGGTTTTACACAATGAATTTGATACTATCTATCATGAACATGTGAACTTTTTCAACGCCAACAGTATGAACGAGTTGGCTCAGCGTGTTGGTCTTTATCTAGTTGATGTAGTTAAAACTCCAATTCACGGCAACAGTTACATATTTGTTTTGAGCAAGCAACCAGTTAACCAACACCGTGTTCAAAACATTATAGACCTTGAAGAGGCCTATGGATTATTAAATATCAACACTTACGATCGTTGGAACGAAACAGTTCACACAAATATAAATCAATTAATTTCTACAATAAATCAATACCGTCGACAAGGATTTACCTTGGTTGGCTATGGTGCTGCGGCCAAAGGCAATACCCTGCTAAACTTTGCCGACATTCAATTGGATGTTATCATTGACGACAATCCTTTGAAACAGGGCAAGTTTACTCCGGGCACCAGTGTGCCTATTGTGAGTCTTGATTATCTACAAAAGCAAGGCGAGGATGCTAAACTACTGTTTGTTCCTTTGGCCTGGAACTTCTTTAAGGAGATTCGATCAAAGATTCAATCAGTTAGATCTAATCCTAATGATCATTTTGTAAAATACTTTCCAGCAGTAGAAGTGCTATGAAGAATTATCTAATCAAAGGCCTGCATCGAATTGTCAGCACTGTTTGGTGGCCCGGTAGTGATCGGTCTTCTGAACAAACTCACGAAGGTGATTTATATTACTATTATGAAAAAATGGCCCTACTTAGCGAGGCCAGTTTTTTTCAGAACTTACAAGGTGACTGGGAATATATCAAACTAGAATCTACTGCCACAGATGTTAATCACGTGTTCCGTCAACAGTTCCGTGCTATTTGGGATATTTGGTCTAGCGAACCTTGTAACATTTACTATTGTGGTAGCGACGTGCAGGTTCTAAAACCTGTGGAAGTGTTCGGACGCTACAAGAATTTTATGATGTTCAACTACACCGATCCAAAAAGTCTGGATGAATACGAACATTTTCTCAATGCCGACATACGCTACTATCCGGCCGAAATGGATCGTGCCATGTTTGAAAATGCTCTAGAGCAAATTGTCGGTTGCACCTATTGGAACGGTGATCAAAAATTATATAATCGTATGGTTTGGGGGCAAGGTCTTGCCCCAGAACAGGTTATTGATCCTACCATGGCCTATCAGGGTCCTTGGTTACCAGAAGGAATATCATTGCCACGTGACCAAAACGCCAAAGAATTTACAGACGCATGGAACGGTTGCCGTCTTGAAGATGCCAATGTTGTTCACTGGCACGGCAGTAGACATGCGCCGTCCAAACTTGCTTTGATGCAGTCGATCAACGACCAATTGGGTATCCCGGCAATTCCGGCAAATCCTAGACCCACAAAGACTATAGATATTTCACATTTGCCTTGACAAAACAGGCAGTAAGTGTTAAAATAGTGACATGAAAAAAGTATATTACACCTGGCAAGATGTCAAAGATCAAACACAAGAAATCCTACGTCAGCTACAGCGTGATTCTTGGCGTCCCGACTATGTAGTAGGACTCACCCGCGGCGGGCTAGTTCCTGCCAATCTAATTAGTCAATATTTAGAAGTTCCAATGGAATGTCTTAAGGTCAGCTTGCGTAGTGAATACTCACAACCCGAAAGCAACTTGTGGATGAGTGAAGATGCGTTTGAAGGTAGAAAGATCTTGATTGTTGATGATATCAATGATTCAGGTGCTACATTAAATTGGATCAAGGAAGATTGGCAAGAGAGCGCATTACCCGAAGCTGATCGCTGGTTTAAGATCTGGGGAGACACTGTACGTGTTGCTGTGCTAGTGGACAACGAAGCCAGTGCTAGTGAATTAAATGTTAGTTATTCAGCTGTTGATCTAAATAAGGCAGAAGAAGATTGTTGGATTGTTTTTCCTTGGGAAGATTGGTGGCGATGAAAATACACTATAGAAAATCTACGCTGGTAGAACAGATGACAGATGCTATAGCTAATAGCAAAAAACCAATTGATTATTTTGAATTGACTAGTGAAGAGCTTAATACCAATTACAGCAATTTTGATAGAACCACTAAAGATAAAATTATCCATTATTCATACAAAGGCATTCCAATAAAGGTTAAAGAATGAAAATTAAAGTTAGTGAAATATTTTATAGTCTTCAAGGCGAGGGTCGCTTTGTTGGTGTGCCCAGTGTATTCTTACGCACTTATGGCTGTAACTTTACCTGTAGCGGGTTTGGCTGTAAGCCCGGAGAAAAGTCAACAGGTGCCGACGATGTGGCTGAAGTTGTTCATATGTATAACAACTTCTTGGATTTGCCGTTAGTTGAAACAGGTTGCGATAGTTATGCATCGTGGCATCCGGCATTTAAACATTTAAGTCCTAACTATACCACAGAAGAACTTGTAGAGAAAATGCTGGCACTGACTCCTAATCACGTGTGGAAGCAGAACAATGGCAACGATGTTCATTTGGTTATCACAGGTGGCGAACCCTTACTAGGTTGGCAACGTGCTTATGCCGAACTATTAAGTCATCCTAGCATGGCAGATCTAAAGAACATCACATTTGAAACCAATGGAACTCAAGAGCTACACTCAGATTTTAAACTTTATCTGATCAAGTGGGCACAAGAAGTTCCAGGACGTGAAGTTACGTTCAGTATCAGTGCCAAACTGAGTGCATCAGGCGAAAAGTGGGAAGATGCAATCAAACCTGAAATTGTCAACAGCTATCAACAATATGGTCACGCCTATCTCAAGTTTGTAGTAGAAACTGAGGATCATGTTGATGAAGCAGTTCGTGCAGTAGATGCGTTCCGTGCGGGTGGATTTACTGGCGTGGTATACTTAATGCCACAAGGTGGTGTTGTAGATCCGTACGAATCAAACAAACTAAACATTGCCAACATCTGTTGTGAACGTGGATTTAATTATAGTCCAAGACTGCACGTTGACTTGTGGGGCAACGGTTGGGGCAAGTAATGTTCGGATACGGATATTACGGCCAAGAAGTATTTAAACATAGAAACGAAAGAAAAACAATGACAACTTTTACAACTGAAGATAGATTAGCGGTAAGACCGTTACAAGACCGTATTACCGATTGGATTCGAGACTATGCTACCACAGCTGGTATGAAAAGTCTAGTGGTTGGTATTTCGGGCGGTATTGATAGTGCTGTAGTCAGCGCACTCTGCGCTCGCACAGGATTAAATGTTGTTGCCGTAACTATGCCTATTCGTCAGCGTCCCGAACTACACGATCTAAGCATGCGTCAAGGTGCTTGGCTTGCACAAAACTTTGACAATGTTCGCCACGAAATTATTGACCTAACCACAACCTTCGATGAGTTTGAGAATCGCTTGAGCACCTACAACGATCTGCTGGGATTTGCCAACAGTCGCAGCAGATTGCGCATGGTTACCCTGTATCAAATTGCTCAAACAGTCTCAGGCATTGTAGTAGGAACCGGAAATAAAGTAGAAGACTTTGGCGTAGGCTTTTATACCAAATACGGCGACGGTGGTGTGGACATTAGTCCCATTGCTGACTGTTACAAAACTGAAGTATGGCAAATGGGGCGTGAACTTGGCATCCTACAAGACATTATTGATGCACCGCCAACAGATGGACTCTGGGACGATGGACGCACTGATCAAGACCAATTGGGCGGGCTCAGCTATAGTGATTTAGAATTGGCCATGAAACAGGACAATCAAGAATTGCCCATAGCAGATACCGCACAACACGACAATGTGATACTGTATCGCAAAATCCGTGCTCGTAGCCTGCACAAGATGAATCCTATTCCTGTGTTTAAAAAATAAACGGCTCATATCAAAACCCAGATAAATTAGTCAGTAGCATTGACAATTATTAAAGGAACCTCATGGCTAAAATTGGATTTATTGGTATTGGAAAACTCGGACTAGATTGCGCCGAAGTATTTGCTGAAAAGCACGAAGTTCGCGGATTTGATATCTATCCACGCACTAGCGACTCAGTAAAAGTGTGTGAGATTGAAGAACTGGTCAACGAAAGCGAGTGGATCTTTATCGCTGTTCCTACTCCGCATGCAGAAGGATATGATGGTTCAGTTCCATCAAGTCATATGACTCCTAAGGACTTTGGGCACGATGCAGTTATCGATGCTATCAATAATGTGAACCGTTATGCTACTACACCTAAAAAAGTAGTATTGATCTCTACTGTATTGCCAGGAACCACTCGCAAGAAATTTATTCCATTGTTGGATGCTAAACACGAGTTTGTCTATAATCCGTACTTGATCGCTATGGGTTCAGTCAAGTGGGACATGGTCAATCCAGAGATGATCATGCTAGGCACCGAAGATGGTAGTCTAACAGGTGTGGCCGGTGAACTACGAGACCTGTATGATACTATCATGCAGAATAATCCACGCTATGAAGTTGGCACCTGGGATGAGTGCGAAGCTATCAAGATTTTTTACAATACCTTTATCAGTGCCAAAGTCGGTCTTGCCAACATGATCCAAGATTTTGCTATGAAAATTGGCAACATCAACGTTGATGTGGTTACCGATGCCTTGGCCAAATCTACCATGCGTATCATGGGTCCTAAATACATGACAGCAGGTATGGGCGACGCAGGTGCTTGCCATCCACGTGACAATATTGCCTTGCGTTGGTTGGCTGCTGAATACGAAGTAGGCTACGATTTATTTGATACAGTCATGCATGCTAGAGAAATTCAAGCAAAGAACTTGGCCCTGTTCCTAGTCGATCAAGCCATGCAGACAAATTTACCCATTGTTATCCATGGCAAAGCATACAAGCCAGATGTCGAATACTGTATTGGTAGTTACAGCACCTTGGTTGGTCATTATGTCAAAGAATGTGGAGTTGACGTAAAGTATGTTGATCCACTTGCTGACAACCGCGACGAAGTGGTCGACACAGTGGACTACCCAGCGGTATTTTTATGGGCACACAATCGTAAGATCACTTACGAATACACAGGTGATCAACTTGATACACAACCATACTGCCCAATTCTGACCGGATCAGTTATTGTTGATCCCTGGCGTAAACTGATATCCACTGACAATTATCGTGTAATCCATTATGGTAACACAAGACTAAACTAGGATACCATGAGTATATTAGATCGATTTCTAAAACGGAAAAAACCAGAAGCACCCAAGGAACCAAAGCCAAAAAAAGTTGAAAAGTCCGAAAAGGAACTGGCCAACGAAAAAGGGGAGCCGTATGTAGCAATTCTCAGTATGGACATCGATCCCGACAATGTTCAAAACGGCGCATTTGAATTGGATTGGAACGATAAGTTTGTAGCTAATCTAGTGCGTGCCGGCTATCAAATGGATCCCAAGGATACCGATGCCGACATAGTAGATCGCTGGTTCACAGCGGTATGCCGCAACGTGGTGCTGGAAACCTATGAGCAATACGAAGCAATGAATCCCGAACGTGATCGTGTAGTAAAAACTCGTAACATCGGCGATGGCCGATCGGAAGTGTCATGATTCTAGCAATCGGCGATAGCAATTTATATCCCAGTTGCACGGTAACCGACCAACAACCTGTAGATTACAACAACATGGGTCCAGTGTTCAGCAAACAACTGAACCAAGATTTTACGTGTTGGAGTAAAAATGGAGCCAGTAATTACTGGATTGAAACACATATTGAATACTTTCTAGCAGACAGATCAAAAATTCAAGATCCATTTTTGTTTATTGGTTGGACCAGTGTTGAGCGTGAAGAATGGCCTTGGCTGTATAACAATATCAGCGTGTGTGGCGGTCCTGACTTTGGGATGCCAGAGCCCATGAAGGCCAAGTTTAATCAATGGAAAACTACACTAACTCGTGAGTATATGCAACAATGCCAAGATTTTTGGCATGCGAGAATTCATCAGATGCATTCTAAATTAAAAGAATTAGAAATACCACATTTATTTTGGACCACTTACGATAACTTTAAATCTGTTCCTGATCAATTAGACTGGCACAATGCCTTTTACAAACCTTACGATCAAAATGGATGCATGGCAAAGTTTTTTGAAACAAATAATTTACCAGCCAATGATGGTGACCCGTTTCATTATGGACCTACAGCACAAGCCGCCTGGGCTACTGAATTAAGTAGTTACGCAAAGGAATATTTAATATGATTTTATATGTCAACGGCGACAGTCATACTGCTGCAGCAGAAGCAGTCAATACTTACGGATTTGCCGAAGATGATCCTGATTTATTCTATCTGGGTCGTGCTCCGCATCCAGAAAATCTTGCTGTCAGCTGGGGCAAGCTACTAAGCCTTGCTCTCAATGTTGGATTTCATTGTGCCGCAGAAAGTGGTAGCAGTAATGCCCGTATTATTAGAACTACTCGAGAATGGTTAACAGAATCCGACAGAACCAGATCTGATTTGTTAGTTGTAATACAATGGAGCACATGGGAACGCGAGGAATGGCTCATTGGAAATGATTACTTACAAGTAGGCTCCAGTGGCACTGATCATGTCCCTTCTCGCCTGATAGAAAAATATAAAAAATATGTGGCCGAAACTGATTGGGAGAAAAAGACTGAACAAGCACACAACGAAATTTGGCAATTTCATCAAGAATTGAACAAACAAGGTGTGCGACATATATTTTTTAATGGCAACAATGATTTTTCATCAATAAAAAATCAACACAATTGGGGATTAAATTACATAGGTCCATACGACCCCAAATTGACCTACGATGCTGTCATACGATCAAAAGGTATTGACACAGTCATGCCCGATTCTTGGCATTTTGGTAAAGATGGCCATTCGGCTTTCTTTAGGTATATTCTTGATTATATAATCAAAAACAAATTTATTTGACATCTAAGATAGTTTCTGCTATAATTGTAGTATGAAATATGTTCTTATTGATACGGCTAATATGTTCTTTCGTGCTAGACACGGTGCTTTTCGTGCCGCTGACACTTGGGAAAAAATTGGATTTGCCCTCCATGTGACCCTAATGAGCGCCAACAAGGTAGCCCGTAGATTTGAAGCAGATCACGTGGTATTTGCCTTAGAAGGGCGTAGTTGGCGCAAGGATGCCTATAAACCCTACAAAAATAACCGTGCTGTGGCCCGTGCTGCCTTGACCGAAGAACAGGCCGAAGAAGACAAGATGTTTTGGGAAACTTATGACAACTTGACTAAATACTTGAGCGATAGGACCAATTGCTCAGTCATTAGATGTCCTACCGCAGAAGGCGACGATATTATTGCTCGCTGGATCGCACTACACCCCCAAGACGAACATGTTATTATCAGCAGTGATACCGACTTTGTTCAACTAGTAGCACAAAACGTCAAACAGTACAACGGCATTACCGATGAATTAATTACTATAGAAGGAATCTTTGATGCTAAAGGAAAAGCAGTCATTGATAAGAAAACTAAAGAAGCTAAAACAATCCCTGATCCGCAATGGTTACTTTTTGAAAAGTGTATGCGCGGTGATAGTTCCGATAATGTATTCTCAGCTTATCCAGGTGTTAGAACCAAGGGCACTAAGAATAAGGTCGGTCTACAGGAAGCGTTTGAGGACCGTGCCAAGCAAGGCTACAACTGGAACAACATGATGTTGCAACGCTGGACTGACCCTGACGGAGTAGAACATCGTGTGTTGGATGATTACGAGCGCAACAGAACCTTGATTGACTTGACAGCACAACCAGAAGAGATTAAACAAACAGTGGATGCCTGTATTCGTGAACAGATCAGTCACAAAGACATCGGCCAGGTCGGTGTGCGTTTCATGCAGTTCTGTGGCAAGTATGAACTCAACAAGTGTAGTGAGTCGGCAGACTCATTTGGTCGTTGGATGAATGAAACCTACAAAGGTGTGTTAAGTGATTCATCTGCGTGATATAATATTAATATTCTTTTTACTAGTTGTCAGTTCAATGGTTATAATATTGGCTGGTATAAGAGATAATGCAATACCAGAAGTAAAATTTGACTGTCGAATGTTGATCGGCAGTTGGCATCCCGATGTGCCTCAAGAAGCAATCGAAGCATGCAGAAAAAAAAGGAGTAACAAATGACACTAATAGCAAAACCAGTTATTGATAAACAATTTTGGATATTACAAAAAGATAACCAAAAAGTTGGTAATATCGAAGCCTGCAATGGTGGATATCAAGTTAAAATCAATAATCAAATCACACAGTTCAAGACAATTAAATTGGCAGCTAGAACAGTCAATATTGAATTTGAGCCGGCGGTAAAAATTACACGACCAAAGACCACCGTTGATCATGTTCACGGCTATCCTGTTGCTGGACGAGTGTATAATCCCATGTGGGACGTGAGTCAACAACTACCCGTCTATACCAAAACTAACAAAAGCAAATCGTGGTTTGCTGCTGGTTGGTATAATGTCAAGAAAGGTCGTAACTGGCGAACAGTGCTGGCGCCAAAATTGATTTTGCTACAGCGTTACCCATATCAAGGTCCATACTACACCCAAGACGAATCAAAAAACTCTGATGTATAAACCAGTATATCATCCTTGCAACAACCGTTGCCAATCAAAAATTTTTGCCACTATGCTTGCCGTATGCAAATTTTTTAATGTTTTTCACAACTCGAATCAAGTGACCGAATGACTCTGCACATACAAAAATTTGTCGACCGAGTCAGAGGCTTTGAATTAAAGGGATCCAAGGACTTTATTATGTCAATCAATGAAGCTAAAGATCTACACAACGACCTTACTCATTTGCTGTTAGAACTTCACGATTTACGTGAAAAAATGTCTGGACCTCAACAAGACAATGTAATTACAATTAAAATGGATGGTGGATCATTCTAAAACTACCTATATTTTTAGATAAATAAAATATAGGAGTTTAATGACATGAGTCGCCCAAAACCAAACGTTCTTATTGAGCATACCAACAAAGCTACTTACAAAACTGAACAAGTGCTGTCAAGTGAAGGCATTTGGGCTGTGTTCTTCGATAACAACCCTATTAATCTAAAAACCTCAAATCTTTTGGTGCAGTATCCTGGACCAAAATATAAAAAGGTCTCTTTCTCCAATCCTGGTCATGCCAAAAACTTGGCAAAAAAATTAAACACGCAATTCAAAACCGACAAGTTCACAGTGGTCTTGTTGACCGCCGGCGCTCGAGTTTATCCTTGATGTGCGAGACAAAAAGAAACTCACCGCAGAATTAATAAACCTCTTACCCGAAGAGGATCGCACTAGTCTATCATCAACCATGCATTCATGGTGGTTTAATATTCGACGCAATGGTGGCATGCGATTAACTGCTCTAGGACATGATGCACTTGTCAAACAGCTAGACCTAGAACATTACTCATATAAAATTGACAATCCACTATTGTTTAATCAACATACCATTTTAAAGTTAGATCGCAAAATGCAGATGCCCTACTATATTCGTGCTGTGAAAGGAATACCCAAAGAAATCATATTTTTTGGTAGCAAGGAAGCAGTAATGGTAAACCTGTATGGAAATCTACAGCAATTTCTTGACAATTATAATCCATAGTGTTATACTGTAGACCAGGGCCGGTAGCTCAGTGGTTAGTAGCAGAGGACTCATAATCCTTTGGTCGAAGGTTCAAATCCTTCTCGGCCCACCAAATACTAAATATTGTTATGGAACAGAATAAAAAACCCGTTGATAAGTTTTATTACTCAGAAAGAGAGTGGGATCGTTTAGGATGTGGCCCGTTGCCCGAAGAACGCAAGCGAGAAAGTTTTTTAGATGCGCACTCTCGAGGTAATCCTAAACTTGACGGAAAAGTTGTAAAAGGCTATAATTAAATCGCTACTAAAAACAGTCAAATAATTGTTTTTTAATAAGTAATATATATATAAAAAGGAGTTTTAAATGTCACTTACATCACAAGCATCATTTATTGCCACAGCACAAACCAGTGTAGTTTGGGGCAGAGTATTAACAGCCGATGAAGCTAGTCAAATCAACGCAGTTAAAAATGCAGCCCTAGCTGCAGGACGTCAAGCCTCTGCAACACAACAGATCGAAAGCGGCGCATCTATTACGTATTGGTCCAGTATGGATGATGCAAATTCATATGTAACGGTTGCTAATGGATTGTCACCAGCACCGGTTACACTTGCTACTGCTACAGCGGTATAAGCAGTAGATAAAAAATTGTTGTAATTCCTTCGTAGTGAAGGCACTGTGGACGGGAGTTCGATTCTCCCCGAGTCCACCAAAGCATATTGTCTACTGGAGTGTGGGGACAACCCTTCGAGGGCCCATCGTAAGATCCACACAGTATGCTTTGTTGGGCTCGACCGGTTTCGACATGGTGAGATAGCGAAAGAGGCAACACAGTAGGCGATGACTGTAAATCAAGCAAATCTCGTAAATGCAAAAGCATCTACAGGCGAAGTAACTGTTTCAGGCAAGGGCGTTAAGTTCTCTGCTCGCACAGTGAAAGCCGAATCTTTCGCAGTTTAATCACCGCGATAGGGTAATTATACCTCGTAACAGAAAATAATAGAACCCGCTTCGGCGGGTTTCTTTTTTACATGCCGTTGGCTTGAAACTCCCAAGAAACTCTGCAAAATTGCTGTTAGTCAGTAAAAACCACTAAATATTATTCTAGGGACACAGTGATGTGTCCATTCTTAAAAGGAAATCAATCAAATGAAAAAAGTACTATTAGCAATTCTTGCTCTGGCTGGCATTACCGCAGCTCATGCTCAGGTAACTGGCAATTTAGGTTTGACCTCTGACTACCGCTTCCGCGGCATTAGTCAATCCCAAAATGCTCCTGCTGTCCAAGGCGGCGTTGACTACACTCACTCTAGTGGTTTGTATATTGGTAACTGGAACAGCAGTGTTTCAAGCCAAATGTATACAAATGGCGCCGGTGTTGAGAGCGACTTATATGCTGGATATAAGAAAGATATCTACAAAGGTATCACAATTGATGTTGGTAGTTACAACTACTTCTATCCACGTGCTACTGTAGCAGGCACAGGTAGTAACTTTGACACATACGAAGGTTATGTTGGTCTAGGTTATGGTCCTATCAGTGCCAAGTATAGTCAAACTTTAGGTAATGGTTACTTTGGAACAACCAATGCAAAAAATTCAAACTACACACAAGCCGATCTAGCTCAATCATTTGAGCCACTCAGTGCTAAGTTGAAAGATTTGAGTTTCTTGGCTCATTATGGACATACCGCAGTTGCCAACCATTCAACATTGAGTTACAATGACATCAACGTTGGACTTGGTTATGCATTGCCAAAAGATTGGATGATCTCTGCCAAGTATTACACCAATACTAACGTAAGTTCTGCGGCTCAAACAGCCGATACCATTAATGGACAGAAACTTTATCGTAACGCGGTTGTAGCTAGTCTAACCAAAACATTTGAATAATTATTAAATGTAACCAAAAGGGCCTTAGGGCCCTTTTTTCATGGTTGACAGAACATAAATAACCTAGTATAATACTTACTATTATGAAACATTTAACTTACCTGGTTCTAGCAACACTATCCAACATGATTGGGGTGTGGGCCAATGGTTGTGGATTAGAATCTGATGCGGGGGCAGTTGAATAACAGTAAGTTTTAGATCATTATTCAAAAGCCCCGGAACTCAACACTCCGGGGTTTTTATTTGGAGGAAAAGAAAAATGACAGATTATAAAAATTTGAATGATCGTATTGTAAAACAGGCTTATGAAGTCAGTAACTTGGTGTTGACCAATGAGATGAAAACAAGACTGTTTCAGAATAAGGTCGATCGTGCTAGAGTCATGCTTGAAGCGAGAAAGACTAGCCCATTATACGGCAAGATTGACTAGGTCTGAATAACCAGTGGTTGCAGGTAACGAGGACCTGTGTTACACTATAAACAAACACAAACGGGCGGGCACTAGGATGAAATCCCTTTTGTGGGAGGAAAAATTAGTGTATAGTAAAGCATATTCGACCTCATACTAGTAGGGGTGACATATAACAGAGTATGCTTTACTATGTGGGTCGGTGGGTGAGTGGCTAAAACCAGGAGACTGTAAATCTCCCCTCTAATGAGTACGAAAGTTCGAATCTTTCCTGGCCCACCAAACATGCTCTGTTCGTCTATCGGTTAGGACACCCGCCTTTCACGCAGGTAAGAGGAGTTCGATTCTCCTACAGAGCGCCAGTAGTATTCCGGTCAAGCAA